ATGTTTTACATGATAGAAGTACTCCAGTTCATCGCTTAAAATCAGTTCTGTATCATCTTTTCTCATAAGCCATCTTCTCGCAGCCCGAAATCGTTCCTGCCATCTTTGAGGATTTTCTGCAAATGTAAATGGAACTGTGATTGTAATGTCGCTCACAGTTCCATCTTCTTTGAATATGCTCCCATCTCTTCCCGGTATGTTCAATTCCGTATAGTTATACTCTGCCGAAGGGATAGACGGTCTTTCTCGTACAAGTATTCCTATTTCTGTATTTGTATGGCCGTTTCTGATAATTTCATACATTTACCGTCTCCCCTTTCCTCTTTTTGTGTGATGTACTTGAGATGTAAATCCTTTTTTGGCTGTTTCTACAATATAAGAATCAAGCTTTTGATTTCCAATTTGCACACCGACATTATTGTTCAAAACAATGTTAGTCTGTGTAGCACTTGCCAGAGCTGGAGTTCCTCCGTACATACTCTCACTCATCGTCTTGGCAACTCTTTTTACCGCATTGGAAACCTTGTACACATTCTCATTGATTCCTTTTACCATTCCATCGATAAAATCCGGCATCCATGTTTCATAATCTCTCAAAGGTCCTTCATCCGGTCTTGAAAAGTGTAAAAAGGATCGAATCTTATCTCCGATTCCTTTCACTGCATCCACAATCCCGCGGACTCCGGATAATATCCCTTCTTTCAATCCATTGATAAAATCCGCTCCCCATTCCCAGGCATTATCGATCCACCCGGAAATTGTGGATCCAATTTTTTCGAAAATATCACTTACAATTTTCGGAAGTTCCCGGATTGCATTTTTAATTCCATCTCGTAATGCTTCAAACCCACTGATCGCAGTTTCTTTTACCAGAGATACCAATGTGGATACCACATTTTTAATTTCATTCCAAATATTTGATGTAATCTCCTTGATGGAATCCCAAATATTCGCAACTGCATTTTTGATATTATTTAAAATATTCTCCAGATCCGATTTTAATTTTTCAAAATCTCCAGTCACCAGATCAATCATCAATAGTACTGGTGCAAGTGTAGCGTTTTTGATGAATTCCCATGCATTTTGTGCAAGTTGCTTAATTCCGTTCCAGATCCCATTTAAATTCTCTTTTAATTTCGTAAAAGAATCTGTAATGGTTGTTACGATTGTTCTTATCGTTGGATTGGCAAGCAATGACGATAACATCTCATTCCATGCATTGGGAATCGTTTCTGTAAAAAATTCTACAATTCCATCCCATGCTGCAAAAAATCCATCCCTGATTGCCTTTAAAATTCTGTTCACGCCTTCTCGAAACCATTCGCATTTATTATACAAAGTAACCAGCGCCGCTATAATTGCTGTAATAACCGCAATTACAGGATGTGCCGTTATCATTCCAAGTAGTCCGGTCACCGCTGTTTTAATTCCGCCGACCAACTTTGTCGCAACTCCTCCGTTTCCAGACAACTTCGACAGTGCTCCTGCCACCGCAGATATCCCGAGTGATATCTGGCCGATTACCATCAGTAGTGGTCCTAATGCTGCAACCAGAATTCCGACTACTACAATCACCTGTTGCACGCCTTCCGGTAGTGCTGAAAATTTATTGACAAGTGCGGTAATAAGTTCTGCTACCTTCTGGACAATTGGTGCCAGTGTATCTCCGATCTGAATCGCTGCGGTTTCCAGAGATCCTTTTAATTCCTCGATTGCTCTTGATCCATCACTCATCTGAGAATTTGCCAGCCTTTGTGCTGCTTCCTGATCATTTGCCGCGTCGATATATTTTTGAAGCCCCTCAGTTCCGCTATTCATCATCACAGTAGCAGCACGCATTGCATCGGATCCGAAGATTGTCGATAACGCCGCATCTCTAGATGCCGAATCCAAACCGCCAAGTTTATCCTGCAGCTCCTCAGCAATTTCTGAAGCTCCAAGAAGAGTCCCGCTGGAATCTCTTGTCTGTATTCCAAGCTGTTCAATCATTGTTGCAGCGCTGTCTGTTGGTGCCGCCAGCCTCTGGAGCATGGTTTTTAAAGATGTTCCGGCATCGCTTCCCTCGATTCCGGCATCTGCAAAACGGGCCAAAACCGCTGTTGTTTCCTGTATAGACCATCCTGCGTTTTTTGCTCCTGCAGAACACTGTGCCAGTGCCTGTGTGAGAGGTTCTACATCCGTAGAAGATGCAGCTGCTGCCCCGGCCAAAGCGTTTGCCGCTTCTGCAGACTCATTCGCAGATAGACCAAACGCTCCCATTGCCTGTACAACAACATTTGCTGCCTCTCCAAGATCCATCCCGGAAGATGCCGCAAGGTCCATTGTAGTTTTTAATGCCCCTGCTTTAATGTCGGCTTCTGTCAAACCACCTTTTGCCAGTTCTGTGATCGCATTCCCTGCATCTGTTGCGGAAAAGACGGTATCCTGTCCGGTCTGGATTGCAAGCTGTCTTAGATCTTCCATTTCAGACATGGGCTTATCAAGTGCTCCCGCCGCCTGACTCATTGCATCGTTGAAATTATTTGCCATAACAGTGGATGCAGCCCCTACACCGGTCAGTGCCCCCGTTACTGGCAGCAAGGATTGTCCGACTCCTTTGACCTTATTTCCAAACTCTCCGGATACCGCAGATACTTTTGCAAGATTCGCACTTGCACTTCCTGTAGTCTCTTTTAGTGATTTCAGTTTCTGTTCTGTCTCAACAATCTCTCTTTGAAGAGAATCGAATCCTTCTGGACTGATCGGCTGTCCAAATTCATCATCTACTTGCTTTTTCTGTGCTTTCAGTTCTTTCAGTTTATCAGACGATTGGTCTACCTCTGTCTGCAGTTTTTTGTACTCTTCCGTATCAATCTGACCACTTTCTTCCATAGACTTCATGCTCTTTTTGAGCTTGTCCATTTTTTCGTTGGTCTTTACAATCTCCTCTTGAATCGGAGTATACGCCTCTTTCCAAGCATCATAATTTCCGGCGGTTTTTGCTGCCTGTTCGCTTGCCTGTTTTAAAGTTTCCAGCCTGTTTTTCGTTTCACTGATCGACTGCTGCAGCAACTTCTGCTTCTGATTCAGCAATTCCGTATTCGTGGGATCCAGCTTCAGCAATTTATTGACATCTTTTAATGACTGTTCTACACCGTACAGTTTTTTGTCAACACCGGACAGTGCCTTTTCCAGCTTGGAAGTATCGCCGCCAATCTCTATGGTAATTCCTTTTATTCTGCTCCCTGCCCTTACATCCCTCCTTTACAGTGCATCAATATCCGCCTGTGTTGCAATTTTCGGATAATCATACTCATCATTCTTCATTTCGATAAACATATCGTTGATCATTCCAATGCTTAACAGGTCTAAATCAGAAATAGAAATACCGCACTGTGCACATCGAAGCATGAACAATGCGGTATTGACCTCACGATCTATTTCCCTCTCTTTTTTTTTGGACCTGACATCTGTTTATTTTCTGACTTCCACATTTCCATGATTTCCGGCAGAATCTCATAGATATCAAATGTCTCGAACTGATCCAACCACTCGTTGATATCGTCCGGCTGGTTAGGATCGCCATGTTTATGCATCAGAAATGCAATGTTTTCAAACATTTCCAGTGATTCGATCGGGATTCCGCTTTCAAACTTACTTTCATCAAATTCTGTACCTTCTTTTGCGCATTTTTTCTGCATCTCGTCTTTGAGTTTTTCCTGGATCTTGATCTGCTTTTCAATTTTCTGCATATCTACAAAAATATCTCTCCCAAATTTCAGTCGATAAATCCGTGGGATTGCGGCAGAACTTTTGAATTTATATTCTGTTCCATTGATTGTGATCGTCTTTCTCATCCTGTTCTCCTTTTATGCTGCAACTTCCTGATCTGGAATGTACACCTTATCAAACCATTTTTCGTATAAGTCATCTGTTGTATCTGCTGTTGTCTTTGCCCGAACTGCCATTTTCTTAGCTGTTCCAAGCTGTACAGCGGATGCAGAAACTGTGACAGTGTCAGTTGTAGGTTCAATCGCGTCCTCTGTTGTGCTGGATTCTGTTGTAGGACGTGTAGAGGTACAGCAATAGAACCAGAACCGTGTTCCCCTCACATCTCCGTCAATTTCAAATCCCAGCGCAAACCGTTTTACTTTTGCAGTCGCTTCCTCCAGCATGACTTTGTTCTTGTCAATGTATTCACTCAAAATCTTTTCCCGGAACTCATCCGTGATCAGCGCCATTTCCCAGTCTCCCTCATATCCGCTATTGGAAGAAGAAACATAATACTTGATTCCATCCGCATAAAACGGTGTCAGTTCTCCCTGTGCTTCCAGTGAAAGCGATACGGAGCCAGGTACCGCAAACGGTGTGTCAAATGTAATTTCTCCCGTCTCACTCTCCTGCAAAAGCGCAACATGCGCATTATGGATATTGAATTTGACTTTATCCTTTTTTGTTGCCTGTCTTTTTTCCCTTACTTAGCCCTCCACTTCATATAATACTTCATACATATTTTCTGATTTAATATACTGTTCACTTTTCTGCCAGAAGAGATCTGCTGCATCAAGTGCCGCTTCTACACGTTCCTCCAGTTCAAAGTCCTTTTCATCTGTGTACAGTTCAATATCAACTTTGTCTGATTTAAAATATACCTTCCCATCTGCGGAAAAATTTCTCGTTTCCGGAATCAACCAGCAAATAAAAGGAGGATTCACCGCCTCACGTTCTTCGAAATGATGATACCGATATTCAATTTCCAGTACATCCAGAATTGCTTCTATCCTCTCCTTTGTCATAAATATCGTTCTGTCCTTTCCTGTAGAATTTCCTTTGCGTGCTTTTCTGCAATTTTGATATGCGGGATCCCGTCCACTCTTCCACCATTCCTCTTTGCGTGTCCTTTTTCCAGCAAATGTGTAATTCGGTATTCCGGCTTTTTGGAATACACCACCATATCATAGCGGTGCCTTCCACTCAAATTTTTATCTCGTTTATAGCTCCAGTGCTTTGCATATTCACCGGTATCTCCTTCTGGTGATATGGAACGTAATTCCGCAGCTGTCTGCTTCGCCGTCTCTTTCACTGCTTTTTCCACTGCTTCCTGTACATCCTCACGATACGCATCTAACTCCTGCATGACTTCGATTGCGAACTGATCAATATTAATTTTCGGCATGGTTTCTCACATCCTCATAAGTCGTTACTACTCTTTCCAGAGAAAGCAGTAAACAAGGTGGCGCTGCATCATATTTATTCTGGATCTGTATGATCTTGTACTGCTTTTCTCCGATTATGCAGATGTCCATCGTAGAAATGTCTTCTACTGGCAGAATTGCAACTACTTCGTCAATCTGATTGGATAATACCTTTGCCTCATAGAACCGTTTGATTCCAACTGTACGAAATCCGAATCGAATTCCAGCTTGCCTGGTCTCTACAATCTTCCGGCCTTTTACGCTACATATATCCAGTGATCCATCGTTAAATGTGGTAAACTTTGTATCCTTACGTCTCGGCATTGCATCCACCCGCTTTTCTTCGAAAACTGCGCATCTGCAGTGATATGATTTCTGATTTATAATTTTGAATAAACTCATCTACCTGACCAGCTCTTGCATACATGCAGTAATTTAAGAGCAGCTCTTTTTCTTGTGTTTCGCTTTCAAAATCACAAAATCCTATTTTGCCCTCAAGGTACGCTTTTCCTCTCTCTACGATACCAGAGAGCTTTTTACGCTCCCTGATATCCATATCCCATGTAATATCCAGAAAATTCTTCACATCTTCTAACAGATCGCTCATGATTATGCCTCATTCTTTGTTACAGTCACCTGATATGTCTTGGTTGTCTTTCCATCTGTCACTTTTGCTTTTACTACATTTCCTGCGCCGGAAGCCCATGTAACTCTGCTGCCGTTTGCAATCGGTTTATCATTGTAGGTCAATTCCAGTTCTGCAGTGCTGTCTGCGATTACCGCCTGCACCGTGTTTGATGCGTCTGTTGTTGTCAAAGTATATGTCAATGTTCCTTCTGCGAACTCCGGTGTCAGTGTATGTCCCCCTACCTTGAAATCTGCAAGATTTGCATTTTCCACATTTTCTACACTTGGAACAACTTCCACTTCATAATGTGCTGGCTGCAGATCACTGATGTCCAAAAGCATGAAGGCATTATCATCTACTGCAAATCCATGACCATACATTTTGATCAGGTAAACCCTTTCATCTTCCAGGAATCTGTAATCATCTGAATACAGGATTCTTCCGTTATTTTCGATTCCAGATCCCATGAAGTAAAGCTTTGCCATACCAAATACAGCCTTTCCGACTCCTACCGCCGGAGACTGGATCACATCGATCGGGAATGGTAGTGTACTTACATATCCACCGCCCGGCGCTGGTCTCTGTGTTGCCGGAAGGACTTTGCTGAAATAATCTGACGGATTTACCACCAGAATCAGTGTGTCTACGGTTCTTGCCTGTCCTTTTTCATTGATTGCCAGAACAGCCGCCAGTTTTCCAAGCTGCACATCATTAAACTTTGTAACCTTTACTGCTTTTTTATCCGGATATACTCCACCCTTGATCGTAACAGAGTCTCCCACCTGTTTTGTCATACCGATTGGCATGTCTTTTCCAGTTCCATTAATGATGCCGTCTTCCAATCCATTTGCAAGCGCTTCATACAGGACCTGTCTCACATAAGTATCCAACCATTCTGGCCCCAGATCCAACATTGCTTTACACACCGGAAGAAATGCGGACAGTTTACTCAGTGTCACATCTACCTCTTTAAATCCGGATGTCAGCTCCTGGATGATCTCTGCGCAAAGTTTTCCCCATGCTGCTTTCTGATATCCATTCGTATTCATCATCATTCGTGTCAACCCTGTTACGGATGTAAACTGGATTTTGGACAACAGCGGATGATCTGTTTTCAAATCTTCAAATACTTTGTCAATTACGGTATATGGCATTACCACATCCAGATTTTCTACCGCCTGTTTCGGATTCGGTGCTTTCATGGCTTCTGCCAGTTTCTGATAATATTCTTTTTCTTTGGATGTCAGCTGTCTTACGCCGCGCTCAGACAGAATTCTCTGATCTGCTTCTTCTACGATTCCCCGTGCCTGTTCGATGACACTTTCCTGAATCTTATCGCACAGCTCCACAAACGCTGCCTGGAACTGCTCTGCATCTCCGGCTGTGATCGCCTCATTCATCTTCTGTACGATTGCTGTTTTTTCCATTTCTAATACATCTAAATTTTTCCTTAAATCATGCCTCCTCTAAAAAGATTTAATACGTTGTTTTTTCTTGGTTTCTTGTCTTCCTGTGGTTTCTGCATTGCTGCAATCTGCTGCCGGAAGCTCTCCTGACTATTTAACTGTCTTTGCATA